TGGCCTGAGTTCTGGGAAAAAGACGCATTACTGTCGATTAAAGCGTCGTTACCTGTAGGAAAATGGAATGCACAGTGGCAACAAACGCCAACTACGTCCGAATCGGCTATAGTTAAGCGGGAATGGTGGCAACCGTGGGAAAAAGAGAAGATTCCGCCTGTAAATTACATCATTCAGGCGTATGACACGGCGTTTTCCAAGAAAGAGACGGCGGATTACAGTGCAATTACAACGTGGGGCATCTTTTTTCCAGAGGAAGGTGGCACCGAACAGATTATATTGATGGATGCACGGCGTGGAAGGTGGAATTTCCCTGAACTCAAGGAGGTTGCGTATGAGGAACACGAGTATTGGGAGCCAGATATGGTACTTGTGGAGGCGAAAGCCACTGGTACACCACTGATTGACGAGCTGCGGTTACGCGGGATTCCGGCGTTAGGGTTTTCCCCTGGCAAAGGAAAGGATAAGGTAACTCGAATGCACATGGTTGCGCCATTGTTCGAAGCTGGTGTAGTATGGGCACCAGTAGACAAAAAATTTGCGGATGAAGTCATAGAAGAAGTTGTTTCATTTCCTAATGGCGATCATGATGACTTTTGTGATAGTATGACATTAGCGTTGATGCGATTTAGGCAGGGTGGTTTCATATCTCTGCAAAACGAACACGAGGAACAGATGGAGGTTCCCCGTATTAAGGAGTATTACTGATGGCATTACCACCTTTAATAGACTCAGGAATCAGACCCGAGGATATGATAGCTGACGAGATGTCGGTTGAAGTACCTGTAGCACAAGTAGAGATGTTTGAGAACGGAGCCGAAGTCATACCAGATGGTGAGGGTGGAGCAATCGTTCAAGCTTTGGCAGAAGCTTTGATTGGTGAGATGGCGGAGGAGCCGATTCCATTTGATGCTAACCTTGCTGAGTTCCTTGAAGAAAGTGACATGAGTGACATTGCTAGTGACCTACTGTCTTCGTTTGAAGAGGACACGGAGTCAAGAGACGAGTGGGAAGAGACTTACACCAAGGGTCTTGATTTGTTGGGCGTCAAGACGATTGAGAGATCACAACCGTTTCAAGGTGCTAGTGGTGTAACACATCCTTTGATTAGTGAGAGTGTAACACAGTTTCAAGCGCAGGCTTACAAGGAGCTGCTCCCTTCTGGCGGTCCTGTAAAAACAAGGATTGTTGGTTTACAGAATCAAGAAACTGAATCTCAAGCCAAACGTGTCAAGGATTATATGAACTATTTGATTATGGAAGAGATGGAAGAGTTCGATCCAGACATGGATCAATTACTATTCTACCTCCCGTTGTCTGGTTCTACCTTCAAGAAAGTATATTACGATACAGTTCGCAACCGCCCTGTTGCTAAGTTTATTCCTGCACAGGATGTTGTTGTTCCGTACTCAGCTAGTGATTTGGCTACAACACCTCGGATCACGCATATTCTCAAGATGTCAGACAACGACTTGCGTAAGCAGCAGGTCATGGGGATGTATAGGGAAGTGGAACTTTCCTCAACAGGAGATGATGAAGAAAACCCAGTTCGTCAAAAGGTGGATGAATTACAGGGTACATCTAAGTCTTATACCGATGAAGTTCGTACTGTACTTGAGATGCATGTTGAAATGGACATTGAAGGTTTTGAAGATGTCGATGAAAACAATGAGCCCACAGGAATTAAATTACCTTACATTGTAACACTGGATCGGGATAGTTCTAAGATTTTTTCTATCCGTCGGAACTATATGGAAGGTGACCCGTACAAACAAAAGATTCAATACTTTGTTCACTACAAATTCATGCCAGGTCTAGGTTTCTATGGCTTTGGTTTGACCCACATGATTGGTGGCCTTGGTCGTGCAGCAACGAGTCTTCTTCGACAATTGATCGATGCAGGTACTCTTGCAAACCTCCCAGCAGGATTCAAGGCTAGAGGCGTAAGGGTTCGCAACGATGATGAACCATTGCAGCCGGGTGAGTGGCGGGACATAGATGCACCTGGGGGGAACATACGGGAAGCGATCATACCGTTACCGTACAAGGAACCATCGGGCACACTCGCACAGCTTCTAGGAGCACTCGTAGAGGGTGGAAGAAGGTTTGTGTCAGTTGCGGACAATGCCGTAAGTAACATGAATCAGGAGATGCCTGTGGGCACCACGGTGGCTATGTTGGAACGCGGCATGAAGGTTATGTCAGCGATTCACAAGCGGCTGCACTACGCACAAAAGAATGAGTTTCGTATTCTAGCGCGGGTTATCGCAGAAAACTTACCAGAGGCATATCCTTACCCAGTAGCAAATGCGAACTCGGAGATTAAAATCACAGACTTTGATGGACGGGTTGATATCCTACCTGTCAGTGATCCAAACATTTTCTCTATGGCACAACGTGTGTCGTTGGCACAAAGTCAACTTCAACTTGCTCAATCTAATCCACAGATGCACAACTTACACGCAGCATATCGTCGTATGTATCAAGCTCTGGAGATACAAAACATTGACGAAATATTGCCGCCACAACCTCAACCTCAACCTACGGGTCCAGCTTTAGAGAACTCATTAGTTCTCAAAGGCAAGCTTATACAAGCGTTCCCTGGACAAGAGCACAACGCACATATCATGTCACATGTGGCATTCTTAAAAACTCCTTTGATTATAGCAACGGCTCCGGCGCAAGGGGCTTTGTATGGGCACCTACAAGAGCACGTATCCTTGTTGGCACAAGAGCAGGCAATGCAACAGATACAACAACAGATGCAGCAGGTAGATCTATTGGTTCAAACTGGAGGTATTACTCCAGAAGAGGGTCAGATGCAGATGCAGCAATTACAGATGCAGATGCAAGATGAGGCTACTATGAGTCGTGCGATTGCTCAGATAGAACAAGTTATAGTTCAGCAGGTTGCTCAGATGATCACGCCGCCACCACCAAATCCGGCGGCTGATCCGTTAGTACAACTTCGTATGCAAGAGCTTGGACTGAAACAAGCAGAGCTACAGGCGGACGTACAAAACGATCAGAGTAAACTTGAGGTCGAAGTTGCTAAATTACAACAGCAAGCCGCAGCAGACGCTGCTCGATTAGAAACTCAGGAAGAGATTGCGGATCAGAGAGACGCAACGAACCGTGAACGTATTGATGTGCAACGTCAGAAATTACAACGAGGTGGCTAATGGACCCCGTCAGTTGTGTCATGATGGCGACAGGGGCGTTTAAAGGATTAAAGTCCGCCATTGCCGCAGGGAAAGATCTTCAAGATATGACGGGTCAACTGTCTAATTGGGGTAAGGCTTTCTCTGATTTTACAAACATAGAAGAACGTGAGAAGAATCCCCCTTTTTGGAAGAAGACATTTAAGGGCTCTGACGAAGAGACTGCTCTAGAAATCTTTGCCAACAAGAAAAAAATGGAACAGATGAGGGCAGAGATCAAAGATCATATCTCTTGGAACTATGGGCCGAGTGCTTGGAAAGAAGTCCTACAGATAGAGGCTCAGATGCGTAAGCAAAGGAAAGATGAACTTTATCGTAAGCAGGAGCAAGTTGATGCGGCTATTAACTTTGCAATTGGTGCTTTTATCTTTGTGATAAGTGGCGGACTATTATTTATTGCTTTTTATTTTTTAGGAAAATGGCAGGGGCGTTGGTAAATGTGGGTATTATTATGGGTTCAATTAGCAACGCAAGGCTTTGAACATTATCACGTAGGAAGTTACACTAAACAAGAGGTGTGCGAATTAGCAAAAGAAGAGGCTAAAGTTCTTGTCACAAGTGATAAAGCTAAAGTTGTGTGTATTAAAATAGAACTGTGATTGTAGTTGAGCGGCGCGGAAAATACATAATATATGACAAATCTGGTAAAGTTGTTATAATCACACGGGAAAAAAGAATAGCAGTTGCGTATGCGAGGTCAAAGAAATGACAGAGTTTGATAAAGCAGATACCAATAAAAATGGTGTAATAGAAAAAGCAGAGTGGAATAAAATAGCTTTGGAAGATCGTAGATTAGAGATGATTGATCGTGATCTCAAACGTAATGCAGAGCGGCGTTTCACAGGTTTTGCTTTGATGGGGATGTTGATCTACCCGTTTATTATCTTGCTTGCTTCGGTGCTTGGATTTGACAAAGCGGCAAGTTTGATAACAGATATAGCAAGTGTGTATGTCATAGCAGCTTCTGGAGTGGTCGCAGCTTTTATGGGGTTCAATGCTTATAGCGCAAAGGCTGAGAGCAAGAAGACCAGTATACAGATGGAGGAAAACTAATGTTACAATCTATAATAGGACCGATAGCAGGTTTAGCAGGAAGTTGGCTTGATGCTAAGACTCAAGCTCAGACGGCGAATGCTAAACTAAAACTCACTGAAGCCGAAGCTAAAGCTAAGATAATGCTCAGTAAAGAAACAAGTGTTGCAGATTGGGAACGCATCATGGCGCAAGGTTCTCAGTCGAGTTGGAAAGACGAATGGTTCGTCATTGTCTTGTCTATCCCGCTTGTTTTAGCGTTTATTCCAGGCACTGAGGGTTGGGTAGATAGCGGCTTTCAACAACTCTCCAAAGCGCCGGATTGGTATTTTTATAGTTTGGGTATAGCAATCTCTGCATCGTTTGGTGTTAGAGGCGTACAGAAATTCTTTAAGAGGTAACAATGGGTGATTTAAAGATACCAGTAGCTTTGGTTTTTGCCATGGCTGTGCAATTAGTTGGTTTGGTGTGGTACATAAGCAACATCGTTCACGACATTGAACATCTTCAAGGCCAAGTATCCGCGCAGCAAGATATTATTAATTTGTTAAATGATGATGTAAATGATCTTTGGGTATTCTGTACCTTTACAGAAAACAAATGGGCAGAAGCTTACATAGACGATATGGTATATGAACGTGTTTGTGGAACAAAAGAGGTTGTAAATGAGTGAAGCATTAAAAAAAGTACAGGAAAAGATTGGCTCTACACCTGACGGTGCGTTTGGCCCTAACACCGCAAAGAAGATTTGTAATCATTATGCATTGAATCCAGAGCGTGGGGCGCATTTTCTTGGTCAGTTAGTACATGAAAGTGGTACGTTTAAATACACAGAAGAAAATTTAAATTACTCTACAGAAGCAATTTTAAAAGTTTTTGGTAAATATTTTGAATCTGAGAGTGAGGCGGAAACGTGCAAAAGAAACCCACAGGCACTTGCTGACCGTGTTTATGGTGGTCGTATGGGTAATGATGGACAAGGGTATTTGTGGCGTGGGCGTGGCTTTCTCCAGTGTACTGGAAAAAATAACTACTCTCAGTTTGCAGCGGACATGGACCTGCCCGAAGTTATGAAAGACCCAGATCTCATGGCATCTGATTATCCGATGGAAAGTGCCATTTGGTTTTTCCACAGGAATAAACTATGGGACATATGTGACAAGGGTGTTAATGATGATGTTATTAAAAGTATTACGAAAAGAGTAAACGGTGGGTATAACGGGTTGAAACATCGTCAAAAAGAAACCCATAAAATTTATGATTGGCTAAACTAAAGGAAACTAAAATGGCAATGCCTACTAAAAAAGAAACGTTTAAGTTCGTTGATGTAAGTCCCCCAGAAGCAGCAGATCAATTGCTAGTGCCAAAAGAAAAAAAGGTAACAAAACCAAAACGTCGTCCTCTTACAGAATCCCCTAGACCAGAACAAAGACTTGGTGATGTCAGGGATAACTCTAATCGAGGACAAACATATTAATGGATATTGTTGACATATGTAAATATATGTATAAAAAATTAGAAGAGCGCGAACAAGATTTAGGCTCCGCTCTTTCTCACGGTTCAGTTCAGAACTGGGAGCAATACAAAATGACGGTGGGAGAGATACGGGGTCTCTCTTTCGCTCGAGAAGAAATCAAGACCCTGTTGGAGAAAAATGCAGACGATGTCGAAGACTTTATATCTTCCTGACCACGTTGCAGAAAAAGTAAACAAAGAAAGACAAGACGCTAATGCGGATAGTCCCTCTGTTGAAAATGCATTCGTGGAATCTGGCAAACGTGAACTAGATCCTTCTCTCTTAGATAAATCATTACTTGAACGGCTTCCCCAACCTACTGGTTGGAGACTTTTAGTCATGCCGTATCAAGGTTCATCTAAGACAGCGGGTGGTTTATTTGTGCCAGATGAGGTACGTGAACGTGAGGCGGTAGCAACTGTAGTTGCCTACGTTCTTAAATTAGGACCGTTAGCTTACAAAGACCCAGATAAGTTCGGATCAGAGGGACAACCTTGGTGTAAACAAGGCCAATGGGTATGCATTGGTCGTTATTCAGGTTCTCGATTCAAGATTGATGGCGGAGAAGTCCGTATCATAAATGATGACGAGGTAATTGCTACAATTTTGGAGCCAACAGATGTCAAACATGTATGAAGAAGAAAAACCAGAAGTAGAAGTGGAGGAAGAAGGACAGGAAGTTTTTATCGAAACAGATCCTGAACCCGAGGTTAAAACTGCAACTGAAGAAACTGTAGAAGAAACAGTTGAGGAAGAAAAACCTGAAGAACAAACTCAAGAAGAAGAGTTAGAGACTTACTCTAAAGGTGTTCAAAAACGAATCAAACAACTAAATGATCGTTATAGAAACGAACAACTGCAACGTGAAGAAGCTGTTCGAGTAGCTGAACAATTAATACAAGAAAATCAAAAGTTAAAAACTCGTGTGAGTAATTTGGATTCTGGGTATTTAACTGAACAAGGTGCGAGAGTAGATAGTCAATTAGAAGCGGCAAGACGTGTGTTTAAGGAAGCGTATGAGTCTGGAGACGCTGACGCAATTACTGCGGGACAAGAGGCTCTTGCCAGAGCGACAGCAGAATCTGATCGTTATGAGCTTGCTAAGAAGAAAGCTGACGAACGTGTTGCTGTACAGCAACAGACGCAACAGACGCAACAGCAGCAGCAGGTTGCTCCACAACAGCAAGCTGCTCCACAGCAACAACAACCAAAGCCTGATCCAAAAGCTAAAGATTGGGCTGAAAAGAATGAGTGGTTCGGTCAAGACGAAGTCATGACTTATGCCACATTTGGTATTCACCGTAAACTTATCGAAGAAGAAGGGTTTGACCCGAACAGCGATGAGTACTATAGTGAAATTAATCGCCGCTTACGTTCAGAGTTTCCGAACAAGTTTCAAACGGCGAAAAAAACGGGGTCGAATCAGGTCGCTTCTGCTGGTTCATCTGCATCTCGGAATCCTAAACAGGGGCGTAAGAATAGCGTGAAACTATCACCTTCGCAGATCGCTATTGCAAAAAAGCTAAACGTTCCTCTTGAGGAATACGCCAAGTATGTAAAGGACTGAGACATGACTGATAGAAAACCACGCGCAGAAACTACCCGAGACAATGATTCTCGTAGAAAACCATGGGCACCGCCCAGTCACCTTGAAGCACCTCAAGCCCCTTCGGGTTTTGTGCATCGATGGATACGAGTTGCTATGCGCGGCGAGGAGGACAAGATGAACGTCCATTCCAAGCTACGTGAAGGATGGGAACCCGTCCGTGCAGATGAATATCCAAACTATGAAGCTCCTGTCATCGATGATGGCAAATATCAGGGAGTAATTGGACAAGGTGGTCTGATGCTGTGCCGTATACCTGAAGAGACAGCGCATGAAAGAAACGAGTACTACGGGGGCCGAACCCGCGAACAAATGACTGCTGTGGATCAGGACTTGATGAAGGAACAACATCCTTCAATG